CGCCGCGACTACGGCAGCCTTCTGCCCGAGCTGCTCGACCAGCCGCTCACCGACGCCCTGATGCTCCAGGCCTACGCCGCCACAGTCATGGCAATCATCCGCTGGGAGCCGCGCATCCTCGTCACCGCCGTGCGCCGTAACGTCTCCACCGCCCGGCCCGGCGCCGCCACCCTGGAGGTCGAAGGGCAAACCACCGCCGGCCAGGCCGTCACCCTGGAGGTGCCCGTCGCATGAGCCGCACCACCCTGATCGACCTTTCCCGGCTGCCACAGCCCGACTTCGTCACCCTTCAGGACTACGAGGCGCTCCTCGCCGAGATCCGCGCCGACTTCCTGGAGGCGCTGCCCAGCGCCAAGCGCGACGAGGTCGCCGCCACCCTGGAGCTGGAGAGCGAGCCGCTCACCAAACTGCTCGAGCTCAGCGCCTACCGCATCATGATCGAGCGCCAGGCCTTCAACGACCGCGCCGCCCGGCTGATGCTCGCCTACGCCCAGGGCGAAGAGCTGGACCACATCGGCGTCACCTACTACCAAACCGAGCGCCTCACCTCCTCGGCGGGCGAGCCCGAGAGCGACGAGGACTACCTGCGCCGTCTGCTGCTCGCCTACGACGGCTACAGCACCGCCGGCGCCCGCGATGCCTACGTCTACCACGCCCTTTCCGCCGATGGCGACGTGCTCGATGCCGCCGTCACCAGCTCCCGCGCCGGCGTGGTCACCGTCACCGTGCTCTCGCGCCAGGGCAACGGCACCGCCGCGACCGCCCTGGTCAGCACCGTGGACGCCGCGCTCTCCGCCGAGACCGTGCGCCCCCTCAATGACCAGGTCGAAGTGCAGAGCGCCGCCGTCACCGAGTACGAGATCCGCGCCACGCTCACCATCCGCGAAGGCCCGGCCAAGAGCGTGGTCGCCCAGGCGGCCCGCGCCGCCGCCGAAGCCTACGCCACCGACCGCCACCGCCTCGGCCTGCCCATCGTGCGCGATGCGGTGCTGGCCGCCCTGTGGGTCGAGAGCGTCGAGCACGTCGAGCTGGAAAGCCCCACCGCCGACATCCCGCGCGACAGCCACCAGGCCGCCTACTGCTCGCTGATCGAGGTGGACTATGTCGAATAGCCGCTCGCTGCTGCCGCCCAGCGCCACGCCGCTCGAGCGCGCCTATGAAGGCGCCACCGACCGGCTCAAGGCCCCGCGCGTCGACACGCTCTGGGACCCCTGGGCGTGCCCCGCGCATCTGCTGCCCTGGCTCGCCTGGGCGGTGCGCGTCAGCGAGTGGAGCGACGCCTGGCCCGAGGCCACCAAACGCCAGGCCATCGCCTCCAGCATGGAGATCGCCCGCCGTCGAGGCAGCGTGTGGTCAGTCCGTGAAGCCCTGCGCGCTGCCGGCTATGCCGACGCCGAGGTAGAGGAGGGGCTGCCAGTGGTGCGCCACGACGGCGCCCAGCTGCGTGATGGCGTGGAAACCTACGGCAGCGGCAACCGCTGGGCCATGTTCCGGCTGATCGCCGACATCGGCGAAGAGAAGGGCGTCGGCGGCGACGAGCTCGCCCGTCTGCTGCGCCTGATCGACGCCGCCAAGCCGGTGCGCTCCGAGCTGCGCGAGATCGTCTATCGCTCCAGCGTAAGCGACCAGCTCGCCACCGATGACCAGCTCGGCATGGCCGTCAAGCCTGAGCTCTCCGAAGTGCGCCCGGCAGGCCAGCGCCACGACGGCACCCTGCTGCGCAACAACGCCAACCGTCTACCTCCCGAGCCGCTGCGCCGTGATCTCACCTGGTTCCGCGCCGGCGAGATCCGCCGCACCGGCGTCTCGCCCTACGCCGAGTGGGAGATCACCGGCACCACCCGCGACAACGTCTGGGACCTGGCGACGCTGGCCGTGCGCGCCGACATGAGCGAAGCCCACGCCGCCCATCACCCCGGCCGCACCGGCGAAGCCCGGCGCGACGGCGCCCTGGCACACGGCAGCGCCATGCCCTCCCTGTTCGACGCCGCCGACCTGCAAATCACCGTTCGCCAGCGCCGCAACGCCCGCATCCGCCGCAATGCCGCCGCGCAACGCATCCCCATCCACGTCCAGAGCGCCACCCTGTGAGGACCTCATGAGCCTACGCTTCCGCGACAACCAGGACATGGCCGGGATTCTCGAGCTGAGGATCTACCGCCATGGCCAGCTGATCGACCACTTCCGCGACGAGAACCTCATCGTCGACGGCGCCCGCGACATGCTCGCCCGCCTGATCGCCGGCGACGGCAGCGGCGAAGCCGTCACCCGCATCGGCTTCGGCAGCGGCTCAAGCCCCGCCAGCCCCGACGACACCGCGCTCACCGGCGCCTACGTCCGCAACCTCACCGGGCACAGCTACCCAGCGCCCGGCCAGGTGCGCTTCAGCTTCTCGCTCGCCACCAGCGAGGCCAACGGCATCGCTATCCGCGAGTTCGGGCTCATCACCGCCAGTGGCGAGCTCTTCAGCCGCAAGGTGCGCGGCATCATCGAGAAAAACGACGACATCAGCTTCGACGGCACCTGGACCATCATCTTCTAAGGAGACCGCCCCATGGCCAACGTCCCGGAATCCCCCCAGTGGGAAAACGGCATCTACCAGTTCGAGACCACCGACCCGGTGCAAGGCGGGCCCGATGGCATCGACAACCTGCCCAACAAGCAGCTCGCCAACCGCACCGCCTACCTCAAGCAGAACCTTGAGTCGCTGCAACAGTCCGTCGACGCCGTCGGCGTGGAAGGGCAGAACGCTCTGTGGATCGCCGTCGAGCAAGCGCTCTCCTTCGCCGGCCTGCTCGAGCAGGAGCTGCACCGTCAGCAAACCGTGCGCCACCAGGAGGGCGAGTTCCTGCTCACCAACCGCGGCATCGTGCGCGGCTGTGGCCTGAGCAAGTCCACCACCGCCAACCGCAACCTCGGCATCGCCTCCGGCGCCGTGTTCATGCTCGGCCGCGAGTGGGGCGTGGCCGCCGAAGACAACGCCGCCGCCGTGCCCAGCAACTCCGGCAGCGAGACCGCCACCGCCACCGCCTACCTGATCGACGCCGGTAACGGCCTGGTGCTGGCCGTCACCGGCCTCAACGAAGCGCCCCCGGCGGATGCCCTGGCGCTGGCCAGCCTGACGATTCCGGCCGGCAACAACGGCACCACCGACCCCTACCTCGACAACGTCTCGATCACCACCATCGCCCGCACCGAGCCCGACTGGCCGTGGGTCCAGTCCAGCCCCGTCTATCAGCAGCAAGACTTCCCCAACGTGATGGGCGCCGACCACTACGCCCTGGAGCTCGACGTCATCAGCTTTGAAGGGGGCCAGCCGCCCACCCTCACCGCCGATGCCGCCGATCGCGCCCGCAACACCTTCCGCGCCTACCTGATGGGCGCGGCCGACAACGTGCGCTGCCGCTTCGTCGCACACCTGATGGATCAGTAAGGAGATCACCATGCAAGTTCGCACCATGGGCCAAGGCCCGCACCCCGACCTCAGCATTGCCGAGGGCATCGTCACCGTCGCCGGCGTGGTTATCGACTGCGCCGCCCGCCAGGGCGACAGCCAGCAAGTCATCGACATTCGCTGCCAGGAAGGCACCGCCCAGGAAGGCGGCGGCGGCTACCAGCTCGCCAGCGTGCGCATCCCGCCGCGCCAGTACCAGGAAGTGGAAGGCGAGCCGCTGGAAGGCGAGGAAGAGCCCTCCACCCTCCGCGAAGCCCAGCCCCTCGACCCGCGCCAGGTGGAAGTCACCGTCTGGCCCGCCATCTAACCCCAGGAGAGCACCATGTCCATCATCATCGCCTCACCCGACAGCCTGCGCGCCCAGGTGGAAGCGGCCACCGGCGGCAAGGTCACCGTGCTGTATGACGACAAGGGCTTCCCCAGCCTGATGCACGTCATCCCCAAGTTCCGCTACGAGGATCTCGGCATCGACGCCACCTTCGGCACCGGCGTCGCTACCGCCTTCATCAAGGGCAACACCGAGCTGCCCGAGATCTTCGTCGGCCAGTACCAGGCCCAGGTGCACGACGGCCGCGCCGTCAGCCTGCCCGGCCGCGACCCGCGCACCTCCATCGACTACGACGCCGCCAAGAGCGCCTGCACCGCCAAGGGCGCCGGCTGGCACATGATGACCATGCACGAGTGGGCCGCCATCGCCCTGTGGTGCCACGCCCAGGGCTTCATCCCGCGTGGCAACACCGACTACGGCCGCGCCCACGACGCCACCCACGAGATCGCCCGCCGCCAGGATGGCGACAGCCCCGGAGTCAGCTCAGGCTCGGCACGCATCCTCACCGGCTCCGGCCCGGCCAGCTGGCGGCACGACAACAGCATGGGCGGCATCGCCGACCTGGTGGGCAACGTGTGGGAGTGGCAGCACGGCATGAAGCTGGTCGACGGCCAGATCCACCTCCTCGAGGACAACAGCTTCGACGAGGACGAAGCCAACTGGACCGCCCTGGGCCACTACTTCAGCAACGAGGCAGGCACCCCTACGCTGAAAAACAGCAGCCCCGTGGTGGAAGACGCCGGCATCAGCGTCAGCCAGTGGGACAACCTGGCCAAGGATGCCGGCTACACCGAGTCGCAGCTGCTCCAGCGCCTACTGGTCAGCCCCGCTGATGTCTCGATGCAGGGGCGCTTCTATGTGAATACCGAGGGCGAGCGGCTCCCGCTCCGCGGCGGCTATTGGTCCCACGGCTCCGTTGCCGGCCTCGGCGCGCTCAGCTTGTACTACCCGCGCTCGTACTCGAGCAGCACCTTCGGGTTCCGCCCCGCTTTTGCACTCTGACCATCCGCCCACCCGACGATCAGGACGGCCCGGCGATAGCCGGGCCAAGGAGCCATGAGCCACCCCGACGAACTTAGGATTCGCAAGCACACGGAAGAGATGATCGGATATGCCTATATCGCCCTCAAACAGTTCCCC